CCTGCTTCGGCTGCTTCACGGTATCTGCGGCAGCGTTCAGCCACAGCATCTGTGTTCATTTGTTCACGTGTGATGTAAAACTTGCCATTTTCACGACCAGTTGTTACTTTTATGTTTTTACTGGCGTTCCAGTCAGTTCTAGTCCAGTCGCCTTTCATTGAATTGTACAATTTGTCGTTTTTTAACAAGGCATCTGCCATACCATTGTGGTTGGTCACAGTGCCTCCATGGTCTTGACGCCAGTAGTCATGATTCTTTTCTGGGTCTGTGTCGTCTAGGTATTCGGGTTGGTTTAGATCTTGGCTCATCTTGTATTTAGTGCGGGGTCGAATAACAGTGTAACTCAACAAAAAAGGGCTCCGAAGAGCCCTTGGTGATCATGGAATACTGATCGATTAGTAAGTGTTGCCACCACCAGCGTTTGTACGTTGTACAAAGCCAGCATAACGTGGACCGCTTACGGCTGCACCAGTTGCAGAGATGTTGTTTAGAACACCAACGCCTGCTGGGTTGCGTACGATCAAGGTACCTTCCATCAAGAACTGATCCAAACTAGCATCAGCATTTGAGAACACTTCATTGTTGGGACCTAGGTCACGCAATGAACCCCACTGCAACACATCTTCGTTCAAGAAGTAGATCAAGTCGCTGACACCTGACTGGTCCATGATCCAAGAATCATAGATTTCGTAAGTGTAAGAGAAGTCGCCTTCGTAAGTCTGGATCGTGTCACCACGCTCAACGTTACGACGGTTGATACTTGTGTTAGAGTTCACAATGTTGTCAGAAATCATGGTACGCAGGCTTGTTGGAACAACCATGGTACGGATTTTGGCATTGTAACGCTGTTCAGCAGTTGTTACCAATTGCTTGTACAAAGTAGGCTGGAACAACTGGTTTGTAAATGTACCAGTATAGAACTGTGTACCATTTGACAAGATTTCCAATGTACCAACATCTGGTGTGCTAACGTCGCTTGTGGCGTTGTTAGTGTTTGTGGTCAAATTGGCTGCTGAGTTTGAGGCAGGGTTAAAACTCCATGTACCTGCAAAACTAGCCAAGCTACCCATACGACGTCCACCAGTCTGAGCAGTGCCTGGATCAGTGATGGCTGTACCATCTTGACCGCCGTACTGTGTACCGATTTGGTCTGCACGAACCAATTGTTGTTCAACGTCGAACATGAGTTCGATCAGCTGTTTAACTTCTTGGTATGCTTGTGGGTCACCACCAGATTGCATAACAGCACGAGCAGTACCAGAGGCAGCGATCGTTGTTTGGAAAATCTGTGTGTAGTTGCCCAAGTTGTAACGTGAATTTGATTCAGCGTTGCCAGTGTTGACAGCGGCACCTTCTTGCACAGCTTGTGCTGATGGCAAGCGATAGATGTCATCTGTCCACAATGGTAGTGTGGAATTGACCTTGCGCTTTTTGCTCATGGCCATGTTCAACACAGGGGTATCGTCTTTTACACGATTGCTAACGTCTAAGTCTAAGTCTTTGACAACGATGTCACTGCCGTAAGCTGTGGTACCATTACCAATTTGACTGGTTGTAATTTCTGCCATTTTATTCTCCTTGAATATTATTATAGGCTATTATCTACCACCTCTGGAGCCACGAATACTCTGTAGTCGTTGCATCAAAAGGTTGTCTCCGGCTTTTTTATCACCGGCCTTGGCTGCGTCACGAAGTTTGTTGAGTTCACCATCGGCATTTCTACCAGACTGGGTGTTGCCTCTTCGCTGAGTTAATTGTGCAATGCTAGATCCTGCTTGACGTGTTGAGGGTTTGGATCTGTACTTCAATCCATCTCTCACTAGACTCAACAGGTTCTCATCACTAGAGATAAGATCAATGTTGGCTATGCCAGGAATCATCTCACCACGGGCTTCAGGCCATATCTTGGTTACCTTGTCGCGAAGTTCATTAAAGACATATTCATTTTTCAAATCCTTGTCTTTGAAGTTCTTGCGATTGGTATCCAACACTTCCGCTACCTGCTGTCTGCGTATGTTTTTGAATTGATCCACTGCGGGTTTCAACTGTCCAATAACACCTTGTTGCTGTCGAATGTATTGTTCATTCTGTTGCATACCTGCCTGTATCCTGGCACGTTGTGCTGGATCCTGGATCTGTGCTAGTTGTTGTTGAAACGTGGTCTGATAACCCTGCGTTTTCACAATCTCATCATAGGCTTTTTGCAGTTGCGGTTGTACCGTGAACTCCATGGCCAGTGTCAAACCTTCTTGACGCTGCCGTGTTTCCTTGACGTACTCGTCAAATTCACTGCGCTCCACTTTTAACTGGCGTGCTTCTTCATGTATGGCACCGCCTTGACCCAAAATGCTTGCTGCCTTTTTGGCGTCGATCACAACTTCTTTACCATTTCTAGTAAACTTGAACTTGGCTGAAGGATTAGTTTCTGCAAATTCAATAAAGTCAATGAGATCTTCGCTGTTGCTGTCAGAGTCTGGAGCACTTACAGTATCTTCCAACTGGGTGTTGTCCTCTTCTGTGGCTGCTGAGCTTTCGGTTTCAAATCCGGTTTCATCTTCCGATCCTTCTGGGACCGCAGGGGCTGTGGAATCTGCCTCTCTCTCCACTGTACCTGTTGCTGTTTCTCTGGTAGCTTGAACATGATTACGCATTGCGGTCATCTTCTCAGCTATTGCGTCCAGGGTTGGAACTGCTGTTATGTCATTGGCCGTAGTCACTGGGTCAGGACTATTAGGCGTGATCTGAGTTGTCATAGTTTTCCTAAATTGTCAGGGGCCTTGCGGTTACCCTGTTTGTGAAATATTTAGTGTCTTAGAATCAAAAGCCGGTATTTGGCTTTTCTGGTTCTGCTTCACTTCGTAGTATTTTGTTTTTGTGATAGATGGCACGTTTCAAGCTGGTGACAAAGCCATCAATGCCTGACAGGTTGTTGGCCAAGGCCACTCTAGTGGCATTGTCCTGATCTGAGTGTCCGGTCAGGTTGGCCAAGGCGTCGGTGATTTCAAACTTGTAATGATGCACAAACATGGCCAAGTCCCGATTTTTAATCAGGGCTTCGGCTTGTGATCCATAGTGTTTGACTTGATCCCGTTGGGCGGGAGTCATGCGACTTGTGTTGTTTACATCAACAGTGAGTCTAGTGTTGTAGGCTTCTACAGCATCTTCGCTTATCATGTCAGTTCCTTTCTAATAATCAACTGTAAACTTTGGGATCTCCTGCTTCGGCTGCTTCACGGTATCTGCGGCAGCGTTCAGCCACAGCATCTGTGTTCATTTGTTCACGTGTGATGTAAAACTTGCCATTTTCACGACCAGTTGTTACTTTTATGTTTTTAC